TCGACTGCTGTTCTGCCAGCCGCCTGGTACAACATCGACAATTGGGACAACGACGGTAAGCCGGAATCGACTCGTTACCGATGGCGATCGTCGATCCGCAAGGCATTGGATGACCAGGTGAATGAGGCGCTTTCTGCTGCTCAGGAGTTGCTGGATGCGGAGGGCCTGATCGAAAGTTGCGCGGCGTAGCAAATAGCCATTGCATTGAGTGAGAAAGTGAGAGAGCATTTGCTCATCCTGTCGATCTTGCGCGTTGAGGTTGCACAGTAAGGCCCGGCATGAAGTCGGGCTTTTTCATGTGAGGCAAAGGAAGATGCGAATTTTCTTACTTCTCGGACTGTTGCTCTCGCCGTTGGCACTTGCCGACACGATTGAGCCCTCGCATGACTGTAATCAGCCAGACGTTCCCTACGAATTTCAAAATCAATACGAGCGCGATCAGTTCCGGGCGGATGTGGATGAATACAAAACCTGCATAACTGACTTCGTAGAGGAGCAGCAGGATGCCATTCGAAAACACAACTCAGCGGCCGATGACGCTATTGAAGAGTGGAACTCGTTTGCTCGATCGACATAATCGTTGAACAATATTCTGAGCCTCGCCAAGTGCGGGGCTTTTTTATGCCTCAAATTCACCTGTAGCCAGGGCAATCCTTGGGAAGGCCTGGACGTCGATAGCCGGATAGTGCGACGTACGGAATCAACACCGGCAGCCCGCGCACCTTGGCCGTACATGCTCCAGGGCGGCGCGAGACTGGATCCGCGAGATCGATGCAATGGGGCGTCGACGCTGGGACGGTCCTTGGCGGACGGAGGGGAAAGACCCTCGCACCCATTCAGGCTGCCTCGACAGATACCGAAAGACGCTTGCCGAGAGCAGCCAAAGCATTTTCCAGTTGTTCCATTTTCGATGTGTGCAGGAAGTCGACCAGACGATCGCCCTGGGCCTGGTGCACACCGAGTAACCGACACAAATCTGCCTTGCGCATATCCCGCTCCATCATGGTGTTCCACAGCGCGATCTTCGCCACGGTTACCGCTGGCAAGTAAACAACGTGTTCACCGTCCAGTGGTGCAGATGCTGTCGGAATGGCGCGACGCTCGTCGACATAGAGTGAAAGAGTAGATTCGATCGCGTCCAGGGCTTCGCTGATAGCGTGCTCTCGGTCATCGCCATAGCTGTTTAGTTGCGGCAGGTCTCGGCAGAAGACGGCGACACCTGGTCCATCATCTTCTTCAAAGCGGATTGCATAGTCGTACATGGTCACTCCTCGGAGGTGATGGTCCAGCATTCAGATGTGGTGAAGGGGCTCTCAGAGCCCCAGTTGTTTAATGATCGCCTTGCGGGTCGGTTCTGGCATTTCCTTGCTACCGTGATCCGCGAAGGTTGTCCTGTTGCCGTTTGGGGCGGTGACTTTGAAGTGGCTTCCTTTGCCTGCTTCGAAGGTCACCCCTTGGGCCTTCAACCATCGTCTGAACTCGCTGAACTTCATCACCTCGCCTCGTTGTTTGGATGAGTCCATTCTACAACACTTTTGTGTTAATACAACATTTTTGTTTTATTTGGTCTAGCGCCTCGACATTGGTCGGGGCTTTCGTTTTCGGCTCCACCACACCCATTGCTCCGAGCTGGGAGTGCTGCTGGGGCCGGATCTACTTCGCTCCCCGAAAGGGAGGGACATCCGGATGCCAAACATGCCAGACAAACCAGAAACCTGGCTCATCGTGCTTGCATGGCTGAGTCAGCATTCACCGACTCTTTATGCTGCTGGTCTTTCTGCCCTAATGGCCGGCATCAGGATCATCTACGGAGGGGGGACTCGTCGTCAGGCATTGCTCGAAGCGGCGATTTGCACACTGATCACCATTGGGTTGATCCCGGTCCTCGAATACTTCGGTCTACCTCAAAACCTTGCGACAGCCGCCGGTGTGTTCATTGGCTTCCTGGGAGTAAAGAAGCTGGCCGACATTGCAGATCGGATTGCCGAGATCAGATTCCCCACCCGTGGGGCTGGTCAGTAGTCCGCGACACGTTTCGCGAATCAGAAAATTGTGTCGCGACACTGGAGTTCAGCATGACCAACGTCACCCGCCTGCATCACGCATTGCCGCTGAGCCCGGCCATCAACAAGGCAGTCACCGATCTGGACAGCGCCCTCGCCAAAGCGATTGATGCTGCCAAGGCTGCCGGCCTGCCTCAGGGCTTAGTCGTATCTCTCCTGCACGGGCACGCCCAGGTGCAGACCAACATCATGGTGAGCCAATGACTGCGGACATCCACGAAATTGCTGATCATCGACCGCACCTGATGGTCGTGGCGAGTGACGGCACTCACGTCATCCCCCATGCGTTGGTGCGCTCAGTGATCGCCGGTGACAAGCCTTCAATCATCCTGACCGAGCCAGTGCTGCGCCGGATCATTGAAGAGTGGCTCCAGAAGGTGACGGCATGACAGCCAAACTCGTTGAGTTCAAGCGTGAGGGTTGGCGTGACGCCGCCAAGACTCTGCGCAAGATTGCTGATGATCTCGATGCCGGTGAGCATCCGGATTGTACTGTTGGTGCTCTATCCATGATCGGCCCAAAAGGCGAGGTCACAGTGTTCGGGTTGGGGCCAAAGTGCGGCGACCTGCAGTGCTTGGCTGCTATGCGCCTGGGTGAGCAGAAGCTGATTGATGTGCTGCTGGATGGCGGGGAAGGGTAGGTGTGCCGCAGGTGAGTGCGGCACGGATGGATCACTTAACTTTCAGTGCTGCCTGGATCTGGTCGGCATAGCCCGAGAGCCTTCCTAGTTCCGTATCCAAGTGGTTCCCGTTTGGAGATGTAGCCCCGATTCGGACCGAGATGAGTTCAAGTGCTGCGTTGACTGCTAGTACGCGTTTGTCGGAGTCGGAGCCATTTTCGTACTTCACGTAGTCCAAAATTGCCATGTTGCTCTCCTTGCTGGTGAGTTGATCGCTACCAATACCGGCAACAGGCCATTGTTTCAAGCCTCTGAGAATCCCCATGACAACAAAGCAACCCGACTGGGAGGCGATCGAACGAGCCTACCGGGCCGGATTGCTTTCCATCCGTGAGATCGCATCAGCCCAAGGCATCACCCACGGCGCAATCAACAAGCGTGCTAAACGGGATGGGTGGGAGCGAGACCTCAAGGCAAAGATCAAGGCCAAGGCCGACGCACTGGTATCCAAGCGCACGGTATCCACTCAGGTATCCACCAAAACAGCGGATACCGAGCGGGAGATCATCGAGGTCAACGCCGAGGTAATTGCAAGCATCCGCATGGCTCACCGTGGCGACATTTCCCGGGGCCGTCGCCTCACGAACAAGTTGCTGGATGAGCTCGAAGGTTTGACCGATAACCGGCACCTGTTCGAAGAACTGGGCGAGCTGATGCGCTCCGAGGACGACAACGGGCAGGACAAACGCAACGATCTGTACCAGAAAATCATCGATCTACCAGGTCGCTCCAAGACGATGAAGGAAATGGCCGAGACGCTGAAGACCCTGATCTCCCTGGAGCGCCAAGCCTACGACCTCGACACCAAAACTGCCGGCAACGATGCCGATGAGCTCTCGAAGCTGATGGACGATCTATCGAAGGAAGCCTGACATGAAGCCCGAGCACTTGAAGCTGCTCCGGGATAAGCGATGGCGCCTGAACAACCTCTACTTCATCACCGACAAGCAGGGGAAGAAAGTCCGGTTTCGAATGACGGACGAGCAGATCGAATACTTCGACGGGATGCACACCCGGAACATCATCCTGAAGGCTCGTCAGCTCGGCTTCACCACCGAGTGCTGCATCATCCAGCTGGACGCGGCTCTGTTTGAGTCGGCCAAGTGCGCACTGATCGCCCACACCCTGAACGACGCCAAGCGCCTGTTCCGGGAGAAGGTGAAGTACGCCTACGACAACCTGCCGAAAGAGATTCGTGCAGCCAACCCCGCAAGCAACGACGCCGCCAGCGAGCTGGTGTTCAGCAAGGGCGGCTCGATATACGTTTCTACGTCCTTCCGGGGCGGCACACTGCGTTATCTGCATGTGTCCGAGTTCGGGAAGATCTGCGCCAAGTTTCCGCACAAGGCCCGGGAAATTGTCACTGGCGCCTTCGAGGCCGTGGCCACCGACTGCTTCGTCACGATCGAATCAACGGCTGAAGGGCGGGCGGGGTACTTCTTCGATTACTCGCAGAGCGCCGAGAAACAACAGCTTTCCGGCGCACCCTTGGGCCTACTGGATTGGAAGTTCTTTTTCTTCTCCTGGTGGAAGAACAAGGCTTACTGGCTTGATCCCACCGATGCGGTCGTTCCGCAGCGCCTGACCGACTACTTCAACGAGTTGGCCGCCAAGCACGGCATCGCCACGAATCCCGGTCAGTGCGCCTGGTACGCAGCAAAGGAAAAGACGCTCGGCTCGGACATGAAGCGGGAATACCCGTCGATACCGTCCGAAGCCTTCCAGCAGTCGATCGAAGGCGCGTATTACGCCCAGCAGTTCACCAAGCTCTACGCCAGTCAGCGTGTAGGTGTGCTGCCGAGCAACAGTCATCTTCCGGTGATGACTTTCTGGGACATCGGCGTCGGAGACTCCACGGCGATCTGGTTCGTGCGTCAGGTCGGCGAAGAGTTTCACATCATCGACTACTACGAGAACTCGGGAGAAGGCCTGCGGCATTACATGAAGGTGCTCAAGGACAAGGGTTACACCTATTCCGAGCATTGGGGGCCGCACGACATTGATAACCGTGAGTTCGGCAGTGATGCAAAGACCCGGCGTGAACTCGCCCGCGAGGGCTACGAGATCGACGGGCAGAAATACTGCATGACGTTTCAAGTCGTTCCCAAACTCGGCGTCAACGACGGTATTGAGCAGGCTCGCGAGATCCTGCCCAAGTGCGCATTCGACGAATCCAAATGCGAGGAAGGGATCGCCTGCCTTGAGAACTATCGCAAGGAGTGGGACGACAAACGCGGTTGCTGGAAAGACAAACCGCTTCACGACTGGACGTCTCACGGCTCCGACGGATTCCGGTACTTCGCTGTCGCCAAGAGCGCAAGGAAGCCGGTTAAATCAATCAAAATGGGATTCGCACGCTAATGGCAGACGTCACCTATACCCGCCCGGAATACGACGCGGCACAGTCCCGTTGGCGGCTGGTGCGCGATGTGTGCAAGGGCTCCGAAACAGTCAAAGCCCGAGGCGACGTTTATCTGCCGAAGCCGAATCCGCACGATATCAGCCAGGAGAACATTGAGCGGTACAAGGGCTACAAGCAGCGCGCCGTGTTCTACAACGCCACCGGCCGGACGAAACACAGTCTGGTCGGCGCAGTGTTCCGCACCTGGCCAACACTGACCGTTCCGGGCGCTCTCGACTATGTGTCGAAGGACATCGACGGGCAGGGCGTGAGCGTTTACCAGCAATCGCAATCGGTGATCGGACACCTGCTCGAAGTTGGTCGTCACGGGTTGCTGGTGGATTACGCCGCCGTGAAGGCTGGTACTGTGAGCAAGGCTGACGAGCAGGCGGGTCGAGCCCGTGCGAGCATTGCCAGCTACACGGCCGAGTCCATCAGGAACTGGAAAACGCGCAAGTTCGGTGGTCAGCATCTGCTGAGCCTGGTCGTCTTGCGCGAGGAAGTGGACATCGATACCGATGACGGCTTCGGTAGTGAAAAGGTTGTGCAATATCGAGTGCTGCGACTGGACGAAGCCGGCATCTACACGCAGGAAGTCTGGCAAGAGGGCAGCAGCGAAACATCAATGATCACCGCGCCTTTCACGCCGTTGAATGGAGTTGGTCAACCGTGGAAACTGATCCCGTTCCAGTTCCTCGGCAGCGAGAACAACGACACCAGCATCGACGATTCGCCGCTGTACGACATGGCAGTGCTCAACATCGGTCATTACTGCAATAGCGCGGACTATGAAGATTCGGTGTGGTTCTCTGGTCAGCCGCAATTCTGGATTTCCGGTCTCGATGAGGCTTGGCGCGATCACCTAGAAGCGAACGGCATTTATGTGGGCTCGCGGGCTCCGCTGACGCTTCCTGCCAATGGTTCGTGTGGCTTTGCTCAGCCTGAGCCGAACACGCTCGTCAAAGAGGCTATGGACGCCAAGAAAGAGGACATGGTGTCGCTCGGCGCCCGATTAATCGAGCGAGGCAGCGCGGTGAAAACTGCAACCCAGGCTGACAACGACAGCGCCGCCGAACATAGCGTCCTTTCGCTGATCGTCAGTAACGTCAGCGAGGCTTACAGCCAGTGCCTGGTCTGGATGGCGGAGTTCGTGAATGCGACGGGCGAGACGCTCTACAAGCTCAATCAGGACTTCAGCCAGATCACTCTGGACGCAACGATCCTGGCAGCGCTGTTCAACGCAGTGCAAGGCGGCAAGCTGCCGGCGGGCGACTTCTGGCAGTACCTGCGCGATCGAGGTGTGATTGATCCCGAGAAGACAGACGACCAGATCCGCGACGAACTGGAAACCGAGCACCCCGGTCCCGACCTGGACGACGATGAGGTAATCCCGAATGGCGGCCAACCAGGCAATCCTTGATGCCACAATCCGGCATGCCGTATTCCTCGAGCAATTGAAGTCGGGGGAGGTCGCCAAGTTCGGGCCTTTCCTCAAGGAAATTGACCGCTCGATCCGTGAGCGACTGACCCGGGCCGACCTGACGGATTACACCGTCGCCCGACTGGAGCGGCTGCTGAACGAGGTCGACAGCCTGCTGCTGGGAATCTTCAACCGGTATAGCGAGAAGCTGAACCTCGACCTGATCGACATCGCCAACTATGAGGCTGAGTTTGAAGCGACAAGCCTGAGCCGGGCGGCGCCGGTTGGCGTGTCATTCGATGCCGCTGTGCCGGGCGCTGCTGCGATCCGGGCAGCTATCCTCACTAACCCGCTCAGCGTGCGCGGCGCGGATGGCGGAAAGCTGCTTGAGTCGTTCATTGAGGACTTCACCACCACTGAGCGGCAACGACTCACTGGTGCGATCCGGCAGGGCTTCTTCGAGGGGCAGACGAACTTCCAGATCATCAAGAACATTCGCGGCACCAAGGCGCTCCAGTGCAACGACGGCATACTCGCCACGATCAACCGCAACGCCGGTGCCATTGTGCGGACGGCAGTGCAGTACGTCTCCGCCCAAGCGCGGATGGAGACGCTGAAGGAAAACAGCGACATAGTTCAGCAGATCGAGATTGTCGCCACCCTGGACAGCAAGACGACCGTGCAGTGCAGGTCACTGGATGGTCGCCGGTTTCCACTCGATTCCGGGCCAAGGCCGCCGTTCCATATCAATTGCAGGACAACGTTCGTGCCTGTGACCCGGTTCAGCGCCTTGTTCTCCAAGGATGCCACGCGCGCATCCATCGGCGCTGGCGGTGCACAGCAGGTGAGGGCAGACCTGAGCTATTACGACTGGCTCAAGCAGCAGCCGGCGGCGTTTCAGGACAAGGCTATTGGCCCGGTCCGCGCCAAGCTGTTCCGCGAAGGCGGACTGACGGTCGAACGATTCTCCGAGCTGCAGCTTGATCGAAACTTTGCACCTCTGACGCTTGTGCAGATGAAGGCTCTTGAGCCGCTAGCGTTTGAAAAAGCTAGGTTGTGACCTCAGCAGCCGACGCGATCTATTTCGAACTGCCTCATTTGATCGAAATACGCTTGGTGCCAAGGGATGATTTCAGCCTGAAACTCGCTAATGTTTTTGGCATTTTCAGCAGCATCATCCGTCGGCATTGAAATTTTCATAATTCGCCCGATTAGGTGCATCGTTTTAACGGCAAGAAAAGGAGGTGCGTTTGCGATTAATGATTGGCCGGCAACAACAACTGCATCGTAGTGGTTGGCCAGAGCCTCTGATGTCGGATTTGGATGAGCGGGATAGGCGGTCAGTTTTGCTATCGAAGTGAGCAGCGTTTCTGCTCGTGCTCGTAGTTTGTCCTCCTGATCGTCAATCCTCTTTACACAGCTAAGCTTCATCGTCTGGTTGGTCGAAGCCTGGCTGGAGTAGGTGGTGATTCCAACGCCGACAGTAGCTGATAGTGCAGCGATAATTGCCGCCTGAACTGTGACATCAATTCTCGTCCAGCCAGTTGATTCTGCTTTTCCAACAAGCCTGGGTAGCTTCATTGGGTGATCCTTTTCCATATTTAGTCGATTTGCGGCGTTCGAAGCGCGCAGCATCCTACAGCGATTCCGCAAAAAACAGGTCCGCTGTGGCAGGTTTTTATGCTTGCAGGCAGGGCCTGTACCCTCGTCTCCCGGAGACAGCGTCAAGCTGTCGCGTGACCGTTGACTGAGGATGGGGATCTGCATATACAGTCCGTTCTTTCTATTATTGTTTCGGTAAGTCATGAGCGAAGAACGAGATATCCCCGAGCCAGAGCACGATCACCTGCTCGATCATGAATTCCATGATGACGAGTCATGGGTTGAAGACGACGCTCAAGCAGCTTTTGACGAAGAAGACGATGACGTTGATTTTCTTGATCAGATAGATCAGGAGGAATGACCCGAAGGGTCTATGTGTTTCGAATCAAGCCCTGGCATCCGCCGGGGCTTTTTTATGCGCGAGATTCACTCAAGGCTCTGTCATTGACGGGGCTTTTTCATATCTGCGGGCAGGGCCTGCAAATCGTCTCTGGGAGACAAAAAAATGGGTTTGAAATATCAGCTGGACACTCTGGATGGTCTCGATGACTCCGCGAAAGCGCTTTATGTCGAGAAGGACGGCAAGTTCACCCTCGGCATTGAAGGTTTGCCGCAGCCAGAGGACGTCTCAGGCCTGAAGTCGAAGGTTGAAGAGCTGCTCGGCGAGAAGAAAGCCGCCGAGAAGGCTCGCAAGGATGCAGAGGATCAGGCTCGACTGGAGCGCGAAGAAGCTGCCCGCAAATCGGGCAACGTCGAAGAGCTCGAGAAGTCCTGGTCTGAAAAGTACAACCGCCGCGAAGCTGAACTGAACGGTTCGCTGGAACAGGAACGCGCAACGCTGAGCGGGCAGATCCGGGATCTGACTGTCGGCCGTACCGCTACTGACATCGCGTCTGCCCTGGCAATCCCAGGTAGCGCAGAAGCCCTGCTGCCCCACATTGAGCGCCGTCTGAGTGTCGAGCAGCGTGACGGGAAGCCTGTGGTTGTCGTGCTCGATAAGCAGGGCAAGCTCTCGGCATCTTCGCTGGACGAGCTGAAAGCAGAATTTGCAAACAACACCGCCTTCGCACCGTTGATCGCGGGTAGCAAGGCATCTGGCGGCGGGGCCGGAGGTGCTGGAAATGGCGGTGGGGCCGCTCTGAAACGCTCTGAAATGACGTCTGTGGCCAAGCGTGAGTTCATCACCGCTAACGGTCAGGACGCTTACCTGAAATTGCCCAAATAATGGAGTAACCCATGGCGACTACCGTCACCTCGGACATGATCGTTTACAACGACCTTGCCCAAACCGCTTATCTGGAGCGCATCCAGGATGTCATCGATGTCTTCAATGCCTCTTCTAATGGTGCGCTGATTCTCGATAACGAACTGATCGAAGGCGACCTGCGCAAGCGTTCGTTCTACAAACTCGGCGGCGCCATTGCTCACCGCGATGTGAACTCCGTCGCTGCCGTTGCCGGCCAGAAGATCGGCTCCGGCGAGATGGTCGGCGTAAAAGTACCCTTCAAGTACGGTCCGTACGAAACCACTGAAGAGGCCTTCAAACGCCGCGCTCGCTCGCCGGAAGAGTTCTCCGAGTTGGTGGGTCAGGACTACGCCGATGCTGTGCTGGAAGGTTACATCCAGTACGCCATGGCAGCGTTGAAGGCAGCCATCGGCGCCAACGCAAATATGGTGGCTACGGCCAGCTTTGCCACTGACGGCAAGAAGGCGCTGACCAAGGGCATGCGCAAGTTTGGTGACCGCTTCGGTCGCATCGCATTGTGGACCATGGATTCGGCGACCTACTTCGATATGGTCGATCAGGCCATCACCGAGAAGGTCTACGAAGAAGCCGGCGTGGTCATCTACGGTGGCCAACCGGGCACCATGGGCAAGCCTGTCCTGGTGTCGGACACTATCCCTGCGGAAACCATCTTCGGCCTGCAGGCGGGTGCGATCAAAATCACTGAGTCCCAGGCTCCAGGCTTCCGTTCGTACAACATCGACAACCAGGAAAACTTGGCGATGGGCTTCCGTGCCGAAGGCACCTTCAACCTGGATCTGCTGGGCTACAGCTGGAAGGACTCCACCGGTGGTGTTAACCCGAACCTGGCTGCAATCGGTGCAGGTGCCAACTGGACCAAATACGCTACCAGCGACAAGGTTACTGCCGGCGTCTTGATCGACCTGTCTGCTCCTTAATCGGCTTACTCGTAACGGGCGACCATCAGTGGTCGCCCTGGAGATATTCATGGAACTCATCTATTCCGCTCAGAAGTCGGATTTTGATCCGCAAAAGCGCTACCGAAACCCAGAGCACTTCGAACGACCAGAAGCCGGCGTGACCAGCGTGCTGGTGATTGGCGACTGGCCGAACGTGGTTGATGCCTACGAGAATGTCGGTGTCGAAGTGACGCTGAAGGTGGCGGCGCCGCGCCAGGTGCTGGTTGTTGGCGCCATTGATAACAAGGCTGAACTGGAAGAGCTGATCGGCAAGCTGCGCATCGAGAGCGATACGGTCCGTGCAGTCATTGATGGGCTCGATGCGGGCGAGATTGAAAAACCCGAAGCCGGTGAGCTCGCAATCCGCCTGTTTCATGCACTTGATGGCATTCGCCTGCAAATGGTTGAACTGGCCGGTGCGCGCGACGACCTCGCAGTGGAAAACGAGACGCTGCGCAATGAGCTCGCCGAGCTGAATACGAGCGAAGGCGTCGAAGTCGAAGCCCTGAAGGCTAAACTCGACGCTGCTGGCGTGACCTACCGCGCCAATGCATCGAAAGAGTCCTTGGAAAAGCTCGTCGCTGATCTGCCCAAGGCGTGATACTGCGGCTGCCGATAATTCGGTGGCCAATCATTCAAAGCTCATTCCAGCGAGTTGATCCATGACACTCATCATCGAGGACGGCACCGGCAAGCCAGACGCCGAAAGCTACGCGAGCGCCGAGGACCTGGTCATGTACGCCGGCAAGTTCGGTGTGACCATCCCGGCGGAAGTGCCTGCGCAAGAAGCGCTGCTGCGCCGTGCCGCCTTGGCGATGGATGGCATGAACTGGAAGGGGCGTAAGATGGACGGCGATCAGGCTTTGTCCTGGCCGCGCCGGGGTGTCGAGCTGGATCAGCAGATCAAGCCCGACAACTACCTGCCGGCGCGCATCCAGTACGGCCAGATGGCCTTGGCCGCTGAGATTCACACCGATGACATCGACCCGATCGACAAGCGCAAAGGTGCGGTGACGCTGGAGCGTGTCGAAGGCGCAGTAACTCGCGAGTACGCGACGATTCCCAACACCAGCGGACGACTGTTGCCGGCGGCGCCGGATAGGCCGAGCGCCACGCAGTTCGCTGATTACCTTCAGCGCAGAGGGTTGTTCGCTGTAAGGGCTTAGTCGGGATATTGCTCTTCCAGCTGAGAAAGTAGATGCCCAATGTCGGTATTGATGCCGTAGACGCAGGAGAACCATTCTTGCGTTGCTGGATCGGCGTTAATACTCACCAGGATGTTGGCTGACGCTGTGCTTACGGCTGGCTCGAAGTAAAACTCCTCGCATTCGCTGCGGGCTCGTTTTTCGCCATCGACAGTGCCGGTTTTGGCGTATCGCTTTATTTCTTCCTTGAGCAATCTGAAACGCTGCTGCAATTCATCCTTCTCTAGGCGATTGAGTCTGGGCTTGTGCAGTTCCATTAACTCGTTGGCCTGGCTGCAGAAACTGCGCATCTTGCCTATCACTTCGCGGGCATGCTGCTCTTCTTTCGTCATTGTGACTTCCTGTTCCATAAACCGTGTTCTTGGGGTGACGATACTAACCGCCCCACTTGACCCATGCATACGGAGCCACCATGGCCTTCTACGACGAAATGGCCGTAATGGCTCTGGAGATGATTACAGAGTTCGGTCAACCCGTGAGCATTCGAGTGATCACCGTCGGCGAGTACGATCCGGAAACCGGGACCGCACAGCAAGACATCATCACCGAGCAGGCCGCCCAAGGCATCCTGCTGGACTTCACCGGTAAAGAGTTTCAGAACAACAGCCTGATCAAGCAGGGCGACAAGAAGCTCAAGATCGCCGCGCAGGGGCTGGCATGGGTGCCTGACCTGCTAAATAAGGTCATTGTTCAGGGCCGCTCCTGGTCAATCGTCCCGCCGTTAAAAGAGATCAACCCGGCTGGCACACCGATTTTGTATGAGCTGCAGGTGAGATCATGAGCCGTGCCGGCTCCGGCCAGTCCGGAAGTTTCGCGCTGAGCCTCGCCGAGTTTGCGGCCCAGGCCACGGAAGCTATCGACGCCAGCTTGCGCGAGATCATCATCGAGGTCGGTAGCAGCGTTATCCGCATGTCACCCGTGGGCAATCCCGAGATATGGGCACAGAACACCGTGGCCCGCGAGTACAACAAGGCCGTCGACGATCACAACAGCAACCTGCGCAGTGACACGGCCAACCTGACAAAGGCGGGACGCCTAAAGCCTGGCCGGAAGCTGAACGACGGCATGGACATTGTTACGCCAGAGGGCTATGTCGGCGGGCGGTTCAGGGCCAACTGGCACCTTTCGATTGATGTCGTCGAGAACGTCACTTTCGATGAGGTTGACCCAGGCGGACAAGAGACAATCGCCGCTTTGGTCTCGGCTGTCAGCGACTTCACCGCCGGACAGACAGCCTACCTCATCAACAACCTGCCGTACGCCATCCCGCTCGAGTTCGGACATTCGACTCAGGCGCCGGGTGGCATGGTCCGCATCACCGTGGCCCGCTTCCAGCAGATCGTGCAGGAGGCCATCAGGAACAACCAGAAATGAGCCACAACATCATCGCCTCGATCTATGAGGCCAAGCTGATCAACTGGGCTAAGGCTTTGCCGGTACCGCTGAAGGTCGTCGTCGAGAACGAGGCCTACACACCAGTCAACGACGACACTTACCTGAAGGCGTTTACGCTGCCGGCGGATACCGCCAGCAACACACTCGGCGGCGACCACAAGCTGTACACCGGTGTGTTTCAGGTCAACATCGTGACGCCTTCGGGCAAATACCGCGGCGCCGCTGGCGCACTGGCTGATCAGATCGCCGCGCTGTTCCCGCTGTATGAGCGCAACACGAAGGGCGCGCTGACGGTGGTGACGATGACGCCAGTCGATCCCGGTCCGGGCATTCCGGACGACACCACTTACACGGTGCCGGTCTCATTCCTTTATCGAGCTGACACCAACTAGATCCGCCCGTTGGGCAAACCCAGAACCCGCCATTGAGCGGGTTTTGTCATTTCTGCAAAGAGGAAAACCCATGAGCGTCAAGATTCCCAACGGCACCACCTTCGAGATTGCAGCCACCCTGAGTGCCCCGAAAGCGTTCACCGCCATCAGTAATGCCAGCCCCGCAGTGCTCACCGCTGCCGCCCATGGCTTGGCCGACGGTGATGTGATCGTGATCGATTCCGCCTGGGCGAAGCTGAACGGTCGGCCGGCTCGCGTTATCGATTCGGATACCGGCGATTTCGCTGCGGAAGGCATCGATACCACCAGCGTGAAGAACTACCCGGCAGGCTCTGGTGCGGGCACCGTCCGTGAGGCTTCCGGCTGGACGCAGATCTCGCAAATCACTGAGCCGACCGCAAATGGCGGCGAGCAGCAGTTCCTGACTTACGGCTTCCTCGAAGACGACGATGACCGTCAACTGCCGACCAATAAGTCGGCCAGCAGCATGACGCTGCCAGTCGCTGATGATCCGGCGCAGGCCTATGTCTCGATCGTCGAGACAGCAGACGAGGACAAGGAGCCACGCCTGATCCGTGCAAACCTGCCGGGTGGCGCGACCATTTACTACTACGCCTATGTGTCGATCACTGCGACTCCGACACTGAGTCGCAACAACATCATGACGCGGACCATCACCTTGTCGTTCGCCTCCCGCCCAACCCGCTACAACGCCTAAGGGGTTCCCATGGCAAAGTTTTCCATCGCGCCCAAGCCGACGTTCACCGTCGATGTGGCCATCCCACAGGTCGGTGGTAAGCCGGCCATGGTGCCGTTCACCTTCAAGTACCGCGACCGCACCGCGCTGGCGGAACTGTTCGATTCCTGGAAAGAAAAAGCAGAAGTCATCGGAGAACGCTTCAAGGGGACTGAGCCGACCCTCACTGAGGTTACCGCGGCAGAGGTCGAGCAAGGGGTCGACCAGATCAAGGACCTGGTGGTGTCCTGGGGCTTTGGCGACAAGCTCAACGATGAGTCGATCACCGCGCTGGTGAAGAGCTGTATCGGTGTGTCGGATGCCGTCGTGAAGGCCTACAGCGAGGCATTCGGCAAGGCCCGCCTGGGAAACTGATCGCCGCGGCCCGTGCGCTGTATGAGTCCGAAGGATCTGCCGAGCAGATGGCTATGTTCGGCTTCTCTCCGGAGGACTACGACGAAACCGTTGAAGTTTGGCCGGACAACTGGCCGTCATTCCTCGTCATGGATTCGATGGGGACTCAGTGGCGCACAGGTGCATGCGGCGCGACCGGCCTCGACTACGGCGTTTTGCCCAACGTGATGAAGCTCGTCGGCATACCGGCGAAGGACCGTCCCGGCGTGTTCCAGGACATCCGCGTTATGGAGTCGGAAGCCATCGCGGTTATGGCCGAAGCCCGCGACAACAGCCCGTGAAGACGGGCACTTATTCAAGGTGAGTCGATGAATATTGCAGAACTCGGCATCAAGGTCGATTCGGCTGATGCCGCCAACGCTGCGACAGACCTCGACAAGTTGACCAAGGCTGGTGATCGCGCTGAACAGTCCGCCGTCGGCCTGATGAAAGAGATGGAGGCGCTGGAGAAATCGCTGTCGAAAGGCGCGACCTCCACGCAGGAACTGGCCAAACAACGTGACAGCCTGGCGAAGCTGACCCAGACTGGTGCCTATGGTGAAGCTGAATTCACCAAGATCACCGCGCAGCTGGATAAGCAACAGGTGGCACTGGCAAAGTCGACGCTGGATGAACAGAAGGCCCTCAACAGCCTGCTGGGTGCGATCGACCCGGCCCGGGCGGCCATGGCCAAGCTGGACACCCAAGTTGAGCAACTTGGAAAACACCTCGACGCCGGTCGCATCAGCCAGGATCAGTACAACTCGGCGCTGAGCAAGATCGATAAGGATTACGCCAAGCTCGAAAAGACCGCCACCGGTTTCGATAAACTTCGCCTCGGTACCCGCCAGGCGCAAGAGAACGTCGTGCAGTTGGGGAATGCCCTGTCCTCGGGTGACTGGGGTAGCGGTGTTCGTGCGGTCGCTCAGTTGGGTGCCGGGGCTGGCGAGGGTGCCGCTGGGCTGCTCGCCATCCTTGCGCCGCTCGCGTTGGCCACCGCCGCGGTGGGCGGACTGGCATACGCCTTCTACAAGGGCAGCGAAGAGCAAGACAGCTACAACAAATCGCTGATCCTCACCGGCAACTACGCCGGTATTAGTTCTGCGCAACTGGGGGAGATGGCGCGGCAAGTGAGCGCAACTGTCGGCACGACCGGACAGGCTGCTGAGGTTCTGGCTCTTTTGGCTGGCAACGGCAAGATCGCGGGCGAGAGTTTCACCGGCATCACCCAGGCTGCTGTGTCTATGCAGGAAGCGACCGGTAAGGCTGTCAGCGAAACCGTCGCCGAGTTCTCGAAGCTGGCTGACGACCCTGTAAAGGCTTCCGCTGCACTGAACGAGCAATACCACTACCTTACTGCCTCGGTTTATTCACAAATCGCTGCCCTTGAAGAGCAAGGCGATCATGCGGGCGCTGTGAAGCTTGCGACCGAGCAATATGCGGATGCGATCAATGAGCGCACGCCGAAGATTCTCGAAAACCTGAGCTTCTGGGAAAAGGGTTACAACGCTGTTGCACGCGCCGCGGACAATCTGAAGAACATCGGCCGGCCAGATATTGGTGCAGACATCGAGCAGGCGCGCCGCAATTTGGCGTCGGCCCAAGCCGGCAACATCGGTTTGTTCCAGAACAAGCAGGAGATGATCGACCTCTATACCAATCAGCTCAACATGCTGGAGGACCAGAGGGACGTCGAGGCCGATATCGCCAAATGGCAAGGTGAGCAGGCGAAAGCCCAAGGCGCTGCGGTTATTGCGATGGGTAAAGTTGACGCTCTCACCAAATCGTCATTGACCAACGAGCAAAAGCGCACCGATGCTCTGAAGGAATACAAGCAGCAGCTCGACGATATTCGCAAGGTGGCACCGAACGACCCGCGCCTGAGCCAAGCGGCCATCGACAAGAACCTGGCGAACATCAACGACAAGTTCAAGGATCCAAAGGTCGCCACAGGCAGTGTCGACACCACTGGCTTCAACAACGCAAAGAACGCCTTGGCCGAAACCCTGGCCTACTACAAAAATGCCGACAAGGAGCTGGAGGCATCCCAGCGCGCCGGCGTGATCAGTCAGGCCAGCTACACCGAACAGCGCATCAGCCTATTGAAGCAGCAGGCCGACGAAGTTGCTCAGGGCTATCAGGCGGAGATCGATGCGCTCGAAGCGGCAAAGGCCAAGAAGGGCACGACCGGCGCTCAAGTCATCCAGATCGATCAAAAGATTGCCGATGCCCGAACCGCCATGGTCAAGGCGCAGCAGGACAGCGACAGCGAACTGGCAATCATCGCGACCAACGAAGAAGGCCGGCTGCGCAAGCAGACGTTAGCGGTCAATACGTACACCAGCGCTCTCCAACAACAGGTCGACACCCTTCGGCAGCAGGGATTGCGCGCGGCGTCCAGCCTCGGTCAGGGTGACCGGCAGCGAGGGCTGGCGGAACAGCAGAACGGAATCGATGACCGCTTCAACCAGCAGCGCCTGGAGTTGGCCAACCAGTACGGCGACGGCTCGCGCGGCATGAGCCTGGACGAGTACAACGCCAAACTGAAGGCGTTGAAAGCGACTCAGCAGGATCTGCATGACACTGTGCAGGCCAATTACGACGATATGACCGCCGCCCAGGGCGACTGGAGTGCTGGCGCATCGTCAGCGTGGCAGAACTACCTGGAATCGGCGCGAGATGTTGCCGGCCAGACCAAAAGCCTGTTCACCAATGCCTTCAGCTCGATGGAAGACTCCATCGTCAACTTCGCCATGACCGGCAAGCTGTCGTTTGCTGATTTCTCGAAATCGGTACTGGCGGATATGGCTCGGATCGCCACTCGGCAAGGCAGTTCGGCATTGCTAGGCAGTTTGGTGGGTGCAGCGACCAGCTATTTTGTGGGCAGCGGCACTTCAAGCGCACCTACTTCAGCGGGGTCTACTCAAGCGGGCTACAGCAATGTCGACTTCTCCGGATACAGGGCGGCTGGCGGGCCTGTCGCGCCGAACTCTTTGTACGAGGTCAATGAGCTTGGGCCAGAACTCTACAACGAGGGTGGAAAGTCCTTCCTCATGACCGGGGCGAATGGCGGCAGTGTTACTCCGCTTACATCGGGGGCCAACGTTGCCGCGATGAACAGTGGAGGCGGTCAGGGGGGAATCACCATCAGTGCGCCGGTCAACGTCGTCACCCAGGGTCGAAGTTCTGAAGGGATGCAACTCGATCAGCAGGCGCTGACGCAGAACCTTCAAACGCAGATGAAGGCCGCAGCCGAAAAAGCCGTAGCCGAATCGTGGCGCGCGGGTGGCATCAGCTTCCGTAACGCAAATGGGAGGGCCTGATGGCAATCGAAACATTTACCTGGCCAACAGAGCGCGGTAGTTCGCCCGAGATTACTTACAGGGTGCGCACCGCGCAGTTTGGTGACGGCTACAAGCAGGAAGCTGGAGATGGGCCAAACAACAAGGAGGATTCCTACCCGATTGCCTTCACCGGGCAGAACGCCAAAGTGCTGGAGATCATGGACTTTCTCGACCGGCATGCCGGGGCCAAGGCTTTCGCCTGGACAACTCCGCTTGGCCAGCTCGGCTTATTCACCTGCAAAAATCCCGTGCCTACCCCGGTGGGCGGTGGTGTTTTCAAACTCACGGCCACGTTCGAACGAGCCTTCCAACCATAAGGGGCAGCTATGCCACTGATCAGTGACATCCAGGTGCTTGAGCCTGGCAGTGAAGTGCTGCTCTTTGAGTTGGACGGCACGGATTACGGCGCGGACATTTTACGCTTCCATGGGCACGCGATCCCGCACACGCCGGCCGAGATCATCGCTGCGGGCGGCAATGCGGATCTGTTGCCGGCCAAGGCCATCTGGTGGCAGGGCGAGGAGTACAGCGCCTGGCCGATGCAGATCGATGGTATCGAGTCGAATGGCGACGGCACAGCCGTGCGGCCGACGTTGTCTGTCGGCAACGTCAACGGGCGCATCACCGCGCTCTGCCTGGCGTTCGCCGACCTGCTCGAGTTCAAGCTGACGATGCGCCACACGTTGGGCACGTATCTGGACGCGGTGAACTTCCCGGCCGGCAACCCGACGGCAGATCCAACGCAAGAGACGATCGAGGTCTGGTACATCGACCAGAAGACCAACGAGGACGGTGAGACGGTCAGTTGGGAGTTGGCCAGCCCGGGTGATGTTGGCGGTGAGTCCATTGGCCGACAGGCCACAACGTTGTGCCACTGGTGTCTCACTGGCGGCTACCGGGGGCCGAACTGTGGTTACACCGGCGGCTACGTCACGAAGGATGGCGTGCCGACTGACAATCCTGAACTGGACGAGTGTGACGCCACGCTGGGCCGGGGCTGCATCCCGCGCTTCGGTGAGGGTAACCCGCTGCCGTTCGGTGGTTTCCCCGCCGTTTCCCTGATTGCCCGGAGCTGACTATGCGCAAGCACATCTTGAGCGCGATCCAGGCGCACGCCGCTGCCGAGTACCCGAAAGAGTGCTGCGGGCTGCTGCTGGCGGTCGGACGCAAACAGCAGTACTACCCGTGCCGCAACGTCTCCACCGAGCCGAACGAGGAATTCCGAATCGATCCGGAGGAATACGCCGGGGCTGAGGACATCGGCGAAGTGATCGGCGTGGTTCATTCACATCCAGACGCGACCAGTCGGCCATCGCCGCGCGACCTGGCCATGTGCGAGGCGACGACGCTGCCGTGGCACATCTTGAGCTGGCCGGAGGGCGACCTGCGCACGGTTATACCGTCCGGCGAGGTCCCTCTGTTGAAACGACCATTTGTGCACGGTGCTTGGGATTGTTGGCAGGTCTGCGCCGACTGGTACAAGCGGGAGTGGGGGCTGGGGTTCGAAGCCTTCAAGCGTGCCGATGGCTGGTGGGAGAGCAAGGATAACGCGAGCCTGTACGAAGCGAACTACGAGTCCGCCGGTTTCTACAAAGTTGACCAGCCGCAGCGTGGTGACATGATCGTGATGGAGGTGGGGCGGACGGTTCACCCGAACCATGCCGGGATATTCCTTGGCAACGATCCGGCACTACCCGGCGAGGACGCGGCGACTTTCGGCCCGGGGCCATTCCTGTTGCATCACCTCTACGGCCGACCTTCTGAAGTCATCGTGTTCGGCGGACCGTGGTTCGACCGGACGCGTCTAATTCTCAGGCACAAAGATGCACAACTATCCGTTGCGTGAAGGCAGGAGGCTACTACGGAAGGTTAGTTCACATTACTGTGCATTCATCCACGTTGGATGACTGATTAGCCCGCACTAACAATAACAGGGAGGTTCCAAATGATACCGAAGCTACTCGTGAGTATTGGGATTGTCTTCTACGCCGTCGTTGTACCGGTGTTAGAGCTCAATGAGACCCATGTTTTTAACCAGGCTTGGGAGCCCCACGCTCGGCTACATGAGGTTTGGCAACTGTTTACCAATACTGCAATTGGTGCATTTAGCCTTTGGCTTGTATGGCTCAAGGGCAACCTCCGCCTCTCCAGTCTTCTTACATTGTTTGTTACTGGCGGGTTCTTGATGGCTTACTGGCTTCGAGAGTCTTACGGTGGATCGATGATCCTCACAGATGGCTCAGAGAAAATGATTCTGGGGGTGAACTTAGGCCTTCTTGCATACACCCTTGCAATTTTGTTGGCTGGTGTCGCAGTTGTAATCGATCTGCGAAAACGAGCGGCGCGAGTCTCAATCTGAGCTAAGGAAGGGGGGCGCGACATTCCGGCCGAAAGGCCGGCTCGCCCGTCGGGTTTATGTATCTGACGGACGGGAAGGTCGGCGAAGTGCCAACCATTCCAGCAAGCTTTGAGTAACGATCCGTCAACAGGTCGAGCTTTTTGGTTTCCATTACCAAGTGCTACATTCCCCGTCTTTCCACAGGAGTGACCTGCATGAAATTGATCGTAGGAGCGTTGGCGGTTGCGCTGCTGGCCGGGTGTGTATCCCCAGGAGATCTGCAAAGGGGCGATCTGAGCCTAAAGGCAATCACCGCGAAAGACCCTAAGCGTTATGCACTCTGCGTATTCCCCAAATGGCAGGACGCGCGTAGCGACTCCTCGATGTCGGAAACGGAAAACGGGTACCGACTACTTGTTGCTAGCAACAACATGACGGATGAATTGCTGGACATCCGTAAATCGTCGAAGGGGAGCACGGTTACGCTCTATCAGCGAATGGCATGGTCGCCTGGCTATGGTCGAAGCGAGATGAAGCAGGCGATAAACGACTGCCTCTAATCATCATCGAGTGAGCCGCCTACGGGCGGCTTTTTTATGTCTGGAGAAATACGTGACAGCAACCGCATGCGCCAATCAATCGATGACAACCATTTTGCTGTCTGGTCCGCTGATCAAACTGTTCGGGCGCGAGCACTACAGGGATCTTGGCAGTAAATCGGTGAATGAAGCATTCAAGGCTCTGAAATGCACCCTTGAAGGGTTTGAGTCGGCTATAAAAGACCTTGAGCGCCGCGGCATGCGCTTTGCGATCTTCCGTAATAGGAAGAATGTGGCGGAGAAGGACTTCGTGCTTGGTGGCACGCAGGAGATCCGAATTGTTCCGGTGATTTCCGGAAGCAAACGCGCTGGTGCTCTTCAAACGATCATTGGAACCATTCTGATCGCAGCTTCTTTTATTCCCGGGTTTCAGGCTTTGCTGCCGGTTGGTGTTGCGATGGTCGCAGGCGGAGTTATCCAAATGCTCAGCCCTCAGGCATCGGGCCTAAAGCAAAGCTCATCCCCCGAAAACGCTCCCTCCTACGCCTTCGGCAGTGCCAAGAACACCACGGCCAGCGGTAACCCTGTACCGATCTGCATCGGCGAGCGCCGGTGGGGCGGGATGATCATCTCAGCCTCGATCGTGGCCGAAGACAAAACGTAATCAGGACAGCAGCACACAGACCGCCCAAGAGGCGGTTTTTTTATGACTGGAGGAACGCATGGGCGCAGCCGCACAGATCGATATCCATGGCGAGAAAGGTGGCAGCAGCAAGCCAAAGTCGCCGACCGAAGCTAGCGACAGCCTGCGCTCGACCAACCTGGCCAAGCTTCTCATTGCCGTGGGCGAGGGCGAGTTCGACGGTACTCCGACCGATTACGACATCTATCTGGACAATACGCCGATCCGCGATGCCAGCAGCAACTACAACTTTCCCAACGTGAAGTGGGACTGGCGGCCGGGCTCGGTGGATCAGACCTACATCCCGGGCATTCCGTCCGTGGAGAACGAAACCTCGCTGAATATTGAGCTGCGCGGCGACGCGCCGTGGGTTCGCTCGATCAGCAACACGCAACTGTCGGCCGTGCGTTTGCGTTTTGCGTGGCCGGCCCTACAGCGGCAGGATGACCAGGGCAACGTGGGCGGCTATCGCATTGAGTACGCCATCGACGTGGCCACCGACGGCGGCGCCTACCAGCAGGTACTGGTGGATGCCGTCGACGGTAAGACCACCACACGTTACGAGCGCTCGCGCCGGATCGATTTGCCCGACGCCACCACCGGCTGGCAGATCCGCGTGCGCCGGCTGACCCCAAACCAGAACAGCAACAAGATCGCCGACACTATGCTGATCGCCGGCTACACCGAGGTGATCGACGCCAAGCTGCGCTACCCGAACACCGCGCTGCTCTACATCGAGTTCGACGCCGAGCAGTTCACCAACATCCCGGCCGTGACCGTGAAGTGCAAGGCGCGGCGTTGGATGGTGCCGAGCAACTATGACCCGGTTGCCCGCACCTACGCTGGCACTTGGGATGGCACCATGAAGTCGGCCTGGACCAACAACCCGGCCTGGATCACCTATGGCGTATGCACCGAGGACCGCTTTGGCCTGGGCAAGCGCATCAAGCCGTGGATGGTCGACAAGTGGGAGCTGTACCGGATTTCTCAGTACTGCGACCAGCTGGTGCCGAATGGCCTGGACGGTACCGAGCCGCGTTTTCTCTGCGACATGAACTTGCAGGGCAAGGCCGATGCCTGGTCTCTGCTGCGCGATATCGCCGGTATCTACCGAGGCATGACCTACTGGGCGCAGGGCCAGTTGGTCATGCAGGCCGACATGCCGCGCGCCCAGGACTTCGACTACGTCTTCACCCGGGCCAACGTCATCGACGGCAAGTTCTCCTATGGCAGTGCGTCGGCGAAAACCCGCTACACCCGGGCGCTGGTCAGCTACGACAACCCGGCGAACAACTACGACACCGACGTCATTCCATTCGCCGACCTGGATTTTCAGCGTCGTTATGGCGACCGGCCGACTGAACTGAGCGCGATCGGTTGCACCCGTGCGTCCGAGGCCCAGCGCCGTGGCAAGTGGGCGATCCTCAGCAACAACCAGGACCGAACCGTGTCGTTCAAGACCGGCATGGAGGGCGTGATTCCGCTGCCGGGCCACATCATCCCGGTGGCTGACTCACTGCTGGCCGGGCGGGAGGTGGGTGGACGCATCTCGGCAGTAGCCGGCCGTGTGGTGACGCTCGACCGTGACACCCAGGCCAAGGCCGGCGATCGCCTGATCATCAACTTGCCCGGTGGGCGTGCCGAAGGCCGTACCGTGCAGAGCGTGAGCGGTCGTGCGGTGACCGTGACCACCAGCTACAGCGAGCCACCGTTGCCGCAACTGCAATGGGCACTGGATGCCGATGACCTGGCGATCCCGCTGTATCGCGTCCTGCGGACCAAACGCACGGCCGAAGGTGACTACGAGATCAGCGCGCTGCAGTTCGAACCAGGCAAGTTTGCCTTCATCGACACCGGTGCCCGCCTCGAGGAGCGGCCGATCAGCGTCATTCCGATCACGGTGGTACCGGCGCCGGAGAGCGTCACCCTCACCGCAAGCTCGGTAGTCTCCCAAGGCATCGCCGTCGCCACCATGACGATCACCTGGCCGGCGGTGCCCGGTGCGGTCGGCTATGACGTGGAGTGGCGTAAGGACAGCGGCAACTGGGTCAAAGTGCAGCGCACCGGGATGACCAGCGTCGACGTGGTTGGCATTTATGCTGGTGACTACGTGGCGCGGGTGCGGGCGGTGAGTGCCTTCGACATCTCGTCGATCTGGCGCAACTCGATCCTGACCAACCTCAAGGGCAAGGAGGGCTTGCCGCCGGCGGTGTCGTTCCTGACGGCCACCTCGCTGCTGTTCGGCATTGGCCTCAAGTGGGGTTTCCCAGCTGGAGCCGAGGACACCCAACGCACGGAAATCTGGTATGGCTCGGCCAACAACTTGGGAGCGGCCACCAAGCTGGCCGATTTGGCCTACCCGCAAAGCGATTACTCGATGCAGAGCCTGCTGGCCGGCGCGACGTTCTTCTTCTGGGCGCGCCTGGTAGATCGGACCGGCAACATCGGCCCGTACTATCCAGTGGTAAACGGCGTGATGGGGCAGGCCAGTTCTGAAGCCGGCCCTATCCTGGACATGCTCGCCGGCCAGATTGGCGAGTCCGAGCTTGGCCAGCATCTGCTTGATGAGATCGACAAGATCTCCGGCGACGGTCCCGAATCTGTCAATGGTCGAATTGAAGCGGCCAAGGATGAGCTTGAGGGACTGATCAGTCAAATCACAGACGCCCTGGAATACGTCCCGGCGAACAGCTACCTGAAAGATGACAACGTGCGTAGCGGCCAGCGCCTGTACACGGCAATTCAGGCCGTACCCGCGAACGCAGGCGGGGCCAATGCGCCGCCTAACCCGGTCTACTGGCTCGACATCGGCGGCATCGTGTCGACGGTCAACGCCCAGGCTGTGCAGATCCAAAAAAACACGACTGACATCACCGAAGTGGACGGCAAGATCACGGCGACATCGACTTCCCTGCAATCACTGCAGGCGTCGTACCGAGATGAGGATGGGGAAGGGGACTTGGCCGGGGCCCTGAATGAGTGGGATAGCGCCGCGAGGTTTGCGGAGGAAGTGCGAACCAGCGCTACAGAAAGAGAGGCAACGGCCATCCGCCTGACCACACTCGATGCGCAGGTTGCAGGCAATAAAGCCGGGATCAGCACCTTGGAAACGGTGGTGGCCACTGACCGCGCTGCAACAGCGAGCCGCCTGGATTTGTTGAGTGCATCGGTCGGTGGCAATACTGCGGCCATCGGTACCGAATCCCAAGCCAGGACGACAGCGGATGAGGCGCTGGGGGTCAGGATCGGAACGGTTGAAGTCGATGTCGACGATAACGCGGCGAAGATCCAGGACGTGCAGGAAGCTCTGGTGACAACCGACGCGGCGGTGGCTTCGATGCGGACAACCGTAGAGGCCGTTTACACGGCCGGGCGGGATGACGACGCGGAAGGCGATCTGGCCGGAGCGCTGGAGGCGTGGGGATCTACGGCGAAGTTTGCCGAGGAAACCCGCGTCAGGGCTGACGGTGATACAGCCCAGGCGCGACGCTCGGAACAGCTGGAAGTGTCGATTGGCAGCACGAACGCTGCGGTGCAGACGGTCAGTCAGGCGGTGGTAGCGCTTGATGGCAAGGCCAGCACGATGTGGTCGGTAAAAATGCAGCTGAATAGCCAGGGCCAATACGTTGCGGCGGGCATCGGGTTGGGCATTGAGAACGGCCCAGCGGGATTGCAAAGCAAGTTCCTGGTGAGCGCGGATCTTTTTGCTGTGATTAACGGCGTCAACGGTACGTTGTCCTCACCGTTTGCTGTCACTGGCGGGCAAGTGTTCATGAATTCGGCCTTCATCCAGAACGGCACCATCACCAACGCCAAGATTGGTCAGGTCATTCAATCTGACGACTACGTTGTTAATACGAGTGGTTGGGTCATCAACAAGAATGGCGGTTTTGAAATGAACGGCACCTATGGCGGGGGGAGGATGCAGCTCACAAGTACCGCCTTGAAGTTTTACCACCCTAATGGGGTACTGGGTATTGACTTGAGCCTATAGCGATGACGGGACTTACAATCAAAAATGCGGCTGGCCAAGTAATGGTCGATATGACCATGTTTATCAGTCAAACCCAAGGGGCAGTCGATACAGGTGGGGTGGGTGGTAGTGTGACCATTCCAGCCCCTCCGGCGGGTAAAACGCAGTACTACATTATTGTGCCGCTGGTTACTACGGGAGTTACCGGGAAATTGCCCGGTGTAACACTTTCAGGTAGCACATTGTCATGGGCATATTCCTACGCAACTAACGGGTGGGGGTTCTTTTCAGCGAACACCAGAATTTATTACGGGTACTATTAATGCCGCAATTAATAGTTAAGAAACCAGACGGTAGCTTATTGTTTGACACAGGCAAAATCACCTATGGATTGGTTAAGAGTGGGTACCTTGCTTACAGTTCGTCTTGGACGCGCAGACTTCTCAAGTCGACCCAGCTCGACCCCACAGACGGTGCCAATTGGACAGCTTCAACATCAGTCAATGCTCCAACGAATTATGATCAGGTGTGGAGCTTCACCGTAACCAATGCTAAGTCGCCGATCATATTTTTGGTCGGGTCAGGTTGTCTGAATGGCTCTACAACGTCAGGAACCAGCATTACCTATCATTTCTCCAATGCAAGTGCGAGCACTAAGTTCTACTGCTTCGATTTGATGGCCGATAATATTGTGGGTTCACCGTATTTGAAGACTTACGATGCAAATGGTGTTCTCACGTTCAACTCACTTCAGCCACCACTGAACATTGCCGGTACATACCAGCCACCGGCCCCAACAGCGCCGTCTGGTGCTTATGGTGTTCAAACGGCCTACACGGGCGGGGTCTTCGCCGGTCGTCAAGATGATGACAACGTTAACAGCAGTAAGCAGGACTGTCGTTTCGATGTCGCATTAACAGCGGGTGTTGAGTACGCAGCATATCTGCCATGGTCAAGGGCGGCATCAACTGTTGATAGTCAAGGGACAACCCCCATTGCCTATTCTGTTATTGAAGGCGCATATGGGCGAGTTGGCGGTATTAGTTTTTTGTTCGGTGCATCAGCAGGTACAACTCTAACAACAGGTGTAGCACCAAGGCCGGTTGGTTGGTACAACGTGCCGACTGACCGCTACCCAGTTGCTCTTTACATAACAACAGCAAATCTACCATTCCCCTTCGGATAAGGAACAACTATGCCCTGGTACAGATCAGGAACAGTCGCGGTCACCAGCGGCAGCACCACCGTGACCGGCACCAGCACGGCTTTCGCCGCCAACTCTCGCGTGGGTGACGCTTTTCAAGGCCCAGATGGGCGCTGGTACGAAGTCACGAACATTGCCAGCACTACGGTGCTTTCGATTCTTCCCGCCTATCAAGGTGCTACTGCCTCTGGCGGGGCGTATGCCCTGGCACCGATGCAGGGTTACGTGAAAGAGTCCGCCGACCGCCTGCGGCAATTGGTCGATCAATGGGGCGCGACCTTGGCCGGACTCGGTACGGTCTCTGTAGAGAACGTAGTGCCCGTGGCAAAAGGCGGGACGGGTGGCACTACTGCGGCTTTGGCCCGTGCCGGCTTGGGCCTTGGTGCCGCTGCTGTCGCTGCCATTGTTGGAACTGTCTCGCAAACCGGTGGTGTACCTACCGGCGCCATTGTTGAAAAGGTGGTGAACGCGAACGGCGAGGCCACGAAATTTGCAGACGGCCGGCTGATTTGTATTGGGTCGATTGCGGACTTCGCAGTTGCCGCCGGCGCCGTCGCGACTGTTTCGCCACTGGGCACGTTCCCGGTTCTGTTTGCTGACACCGCGTATGTCTTTCAGGCCTTTGGCAGCCCTAATACGAGTAATGATGTTTACGGGTACATCAGAACGAACTCAAAGGCGAATTGGTCTGCCACTGCGATCTTCCGTAACGGTCCGGTCGCGCAAACAATTGGCAGTGGCCAGTATGTAGCAATCGGGAGGTGGTTCTGATGATCATCAAGCTTTCACCGCAGGGCGGCCGGGTGCCGCTTTCAATTAAAAAACTCGGCGATGTACTGACCATCAACGGGGAATCTTTCGACTTTCGTGAACTGCCAGAGGGTGCGGTTCTGCCCTGGTCGGCAGTTCAATGCCAGCACCTGGTGGGAGATGTGACTCGCCGCAATGGTGATCTCATCATCGCCCTAGGGATTCCTTGCGACGCGGATTCAAGTTTCGCGGTTCGCTTCCCCAGTGACATCGTTAATCCCCCCGATGGTGATGTGAGGCTTCCAGAATGAACATCGACTTTAGCCAAATGGTCACCGCTGAGCAGCAGTTGGAAGAACGCAAGAATGCCCAGCTTGAAGCTGTGCTCAATGCGCGCCGGTCCGCCTACCTTGCCGAGTCAGACCCGTTGCGGTTGGAGGCTGACTACGACGCACTCTCCCAGGGTCTGGAGCCTGACTACACCGCGTGGCTTGCCTCAGTGGCCGCCATCAAAGCCCGCTACCCGCTGCCGGTGAGTGCCGAAGCGTCCGAGATCAACGAAGCCTAAGCGCTTAGCGCAAACCGAGGCCCGCCAAGTGCGGGATTTTTTTGCCCGGAGAAAAGTAATGACCGTATCCGAGAAAGACCGCGACATCTTCGCCCGCACGTTGTGGGGCGAGGCCCGCGGCGAATCCCTGGCTGGCCAGATCGCCGTGGCCTGGACCATCCGCAACCGGGTGAACGACGGCAAGGACAAGTCGTGGTGGGGGGAGGGCTATGCCGGCGTGTGCCAGAAGCCCTACCAGTTCAGCTGCTGGAACAGGAACGACCCGAACTTTGCCTACCTGAGTGGCGCGAAGCAGATTCCCTTTCGCGAGCTAGCGCAGGCGAGGGTTGCCGCTGACCAGGTGATCGACGGCAAAGTGACGGATCCCACCGGCGGTGCCACACACTACTACGCGACCACCATGCCGAAGCCACCGGCTTGGGTGAAAGGCGCCAAGGAGACGTTAAGGCTTGGCCATCACGTGTTCTTCAAGGATGTGCCATGAATCCGATCCTGCTCCGATTCCTTCCTTATATAGCAGCGGTGCTGCTGGTGGCTGGCGCCCTGTTCGGCGCCTATCACCACGGCGTGACCGTCACGGATGCCAAGTGGATATCTGCCTGGCACGAACGTGATGCGGACGACAAGGCTGTGGCGCTGGAAAACGAAAGCCGCGAACGCGCCAGGGAACAGGCCTACCAACAATCAATCAACAAGGCGGTTCAAGATGGGCAACGCATCATCGATCAAGCGACAGCTGATGCTGCTGCCGGTCGCGCTTCTGCTGACGGGTTGCGCGGGGCAGCCGACAAGCTTGCCGCTCGACTCGCAGCCAGTGAAGCCAGCGGCAATTCCTGCACTGCAGCCGCAAGCAAGGCAGCTGCCCGCGCCGCCGCTGTGCTTGCCGACGTGTTCAAGCGCGCTGACCAGCGAGCGGGCGACCTGGCAGCAATTGCTGACCAAGCCCGAGCCCGGGGAGTGACTTGCGAACAGGCGTACAAATCAATTGAGGAAAATTAGTGGAGTGACGGCTAATTAGTATCATTGAGATGCTGCTGTTTCAGAGGGCGCCAGACATACGAGATCCCTAACTCCCTCAATCCACTCTCCACGACGAACCACAAACCACGGCGCATCTGGTTCATCTTCGATTATCTCGTCGCTTTTGGAGCCTGTCCCGATGTAGCGATATTGTGGTTTAGAGCAGTCATATTGATGCTTGATGTATCTTGTGAAGAAGGGGCCAGTCCTCTTGATAATTACAGTCCTTGTAGCTCCTTCAGAGGTAGCAGCATCGATGGTGTACTTGCCGTCATCGATCGGGGGGCCTTCAATCTGCTGCACCGTCGCTTGGGCATGCAGACAGAAAAGGGATAAAACTAACGGAATGGTTTTCAAGGTCACCCCTCCTTGAATTGGCAATGTGCACCTGCATTCCTCACATGTAAAAGTGGAGGCGACCAGCAACGTATCACAGCATTGTAGATTTTCGAGCATGCCTCTTGTCGGTTTCTCCCGGAGCCTGGGTTTTCATGTGCGAGTTGTTACTTCTGGTCGATTTTTCCTATCACGAAGGGCAGCAACCGACCCAAAGCGGACATCTACACGCTCGGATTGGATAAGCTATCGTCCACCGCAC